GCCTAAGAACTCACAGTTCTGCACTATTGTCGTAGAGTTAAGTGTTATGCCATTGTCTAATTGTTGCTGTGTAGCATGGTCAGTTAAGTTGCCAGTATAGTTAATACTACCTGTACCAGTAGTTTCTATTTCTTGACCCCAATCTCTTATACCTCCAGAAGTATTAAAGCCATTTGTTGTTATGTTTGGTATTGTGCTATCTACACTTTGATAGCTGCTTGAGTTGTTTGTACCATTCGGTAATAGGTTGCCTGTCGTAATCTCCTTTGCTTGAACTGCCCACACTATCAAGAATAGTATTAATGACAAGTATAAACATTTAATCATCATCTCCATACAAGTCGTATTCTGTATCTATAGGAACAAATTCTGTTTTGTTATCTATAGCATGTCTCCTTTTTAATTTTTCTATATACTTATCATAGTCAGGTCTTTCTATATCATACTTCTTCCATTGCATTTCTGCATCTTCGCCAATAGCCCCTTCAAACGGGCATGGTGTACCTGCATGTTCCATTGCTGAAAAAACTCTGTCATCCTGACAAAGAATTGCTATGGATGCAACTCGCATATTAAAATCATAGAGGAGCTTTGATAGTTTCATTCTCTCGCAATTCTCATCAGTAACATAAGTTCCACCTGATACACCAAACCCTGTAACTTGCACACCACCACTTACACCAACTATACATAAGTCTTGTGAGTAACTACTCATAGATGGGGCAGTCGCAGTTCCGACTGGTATTTTTGAATTTTTTGTCGTATTAGTTGTGGCATTGGTAGTTGTATTAGTTTGTCCACCACTATAAGTGTTATTAGTAGTAGAGGTATAGCCACCACTGATAGAAGTGTTACTACCAGAAGTGTTAGTTTGATTTGAAGTTGAGTTATCAGTTGCATTTGCAGCAGCTCCAATGAAGAGCAATATTATGATTAATGCAAATACAAATAAGCTACTCCTCATTCCTTATTTTATTAAGTTCTTCAGCTAGAGAATCGTTCTCCTTGTTTTGTAATCTATATTTCCAATCTTCAATCTTTTTTTGTTTTTTCTTTTCTTGTTCAAGTATTGCTACTTTGTCATTTAAGCTAGAGACTTGCTGTTCTAATTTACCTACTTTTCGCTTTTGCATATAATCTTGCAGAGCAGCAAATCCCTTGCTTAATAAACTTGTTACTAAAGAAGAAAGAATCTTGCTTATCATTAGTCTTTCTTCTCTTTTAGTATCATAGATATAACAGCAGCTACAGATGCTAATGCTGTTGAAATTGTAGTCCATTGATCTGAACTTACACCAAAAGCTATCATAATTGCTGATAATCCAGCATAAGTTGATGGCTCTTTTAATCTATCTAATATAGTCCACATATTAAACTCCTTGTAGTCATTCTTGCCAAGCACAAACACTCATTGGTATTGCAGTATCACCAGAGCTTGATGTGTTAGCTTGTCTACCCTTTAATTCTACATTACCAGAAGTTACTGTGTAAAGTGTAATATTAACAGCAACATTGCTGGTTTGTCCTAAACCACCCTTAAAACCCCATGTTACCATGTAATTTCCAGAAAAAGGATTGGTCCAATTTATTTGATATTTACCTGTTCCTAAGTCGTTTACTGAACTTGTAAGCAAAGAATCAGATATAGTTCTGTCAGCTTGAAATGTAACCCATGCTCTAGGTATACCAGTTAATGTTGGAGCATCTGAACTTTGACTGCCGACTGCTGTAAAGTTTTCCATCAAAGCATTCATATTACTGCTAGTTAATATTGCTCCACTACTAAATGCTAAATCTGTAAATCCCATTATTCAAATGCAATGAACAACACTTGGTCAGGTGTAAATTCACTATCGCTCCCTTCATTAAATCCATGATGATACATGATTGCTCTATTAGAGCTTTGTTCGTAAACAATTGTTGCAAAAACATTTTGTGCTCCTGATGCACCAAGTTCTGCATTTGCAAGTATTCCGTAATGTTGATATTGTAACGAATTTACAATGCTTTGTGAAAAAGTATTTGTATAATTTACTGTATATCGACCATTTGAACCTTTTACAACAGAGCTTACTCCTTTTGACCAATAAAGGCTTCCTGTGCTGTCAAAATGAGCCATCACAGTAGCTCTAGCAGCTACACCTGGTGAGTCAGTTTCACCTAATGCAAAAGCTGTAAAATTGCTTTGAACAGCACTCATAGCTGAAGCTGTTAATGTATCACCAAACTGAAATGTAAAATCTTGAAAAGCCATTAGTCTTGCTCCCAAGCCACTACTGTAATTTGTTGTGGATTTATACCCTGAGTATTATTTTCATCGCTAAGTCTTGCATAAACATCCATTGCAGTGCTTGATTTATTAGGTCCACCCATCAAATTAAAGTTTCTGTTAATTAATCCTGTGTTAGATACTGCTGCAAAATTTGTGCAATAGTTAGCCGATTGAAAACTATTAGTCCAGTTAATTGTATATGTTGCATGAGTTGGGTCGCCAGTAAATGTAACCGATGTTACTCCTTGACTAAATATTATTTGTGCTTGTCCTGAGCTGTAAAAAGTTACAAATCTTTTGCAAATACCTCTCATTTCTGGAGCACCATCTTGTCTCTGTGCTAATGCTGTAAAGTTTCCTTGTATTTGGTTTAATTGTGTAGAAGTTAACTTTGAACCAAAAGGAAATGTTAAAGGTGTAAATGCCATGAGATTATGCTAACACAGACACAGTATTGTTTAAAGTTCCTAAATCAGGGTCATCTAATTCAAAAACTGTAATATTGGAAATTGCAATACCATGTCCGACAGACAGCTCCAATGTTTGTGTGTTATTTTCTATATCAATAGTCTCAGCTATTAGTGTATAAGGTTGGTCACTTAATCCAACTTCATCTATGTTTACATAAACTAAATCGCCAAGTTGTTGTTGAAGATATTTGATTGGTGTTTTAACAGTTAATGCTACTTCTGGCTCTTTTCTTCTAAATACAATTCTATCTCCTAAGTTTGCTGCACCAGCAGTATCTACATACCAAATTAAATTAGATGTAGGTTGTTTTCTAATTACATCATAAGAGTTTATAGATGCTGTGTTATCTCTAGTTACTGTTGATGCTGGTCCTTGTATTTGATTAGATGTAACAGTAAATGATACTGGAACAGTATATCTATTACACATATCATAAGCATCACCTTTAGCTTCAAACGAGATTATGTCACTTCCAGAAACTACGGCACTAAAACTGTTTGTTCCTACTAAGTTTCTTCTAAAATAAACTTTGTTATTAGCCTCTACATAAATTGCTGAATCAGTCACTTCTGCTATACCTTGTAATGCTTGAACATAATTTGTTCCATACGGGAAGAAACCTTGTACGACTATTGATTCAGATCCTAATGTGTTTTTCCAATCAAGCCATGATTGATAATCTATATCTGTATTTGAAGTAGTAGTTGTGCTGTCTAGTCCTGCACCATAAGAATTAGTTGTTAAAATATCAAATGTTAGATCAGCAGGATTCCAATTAGAGTTTATAAAACTAGCACCTAATTGTGATGTAGTATCAGTTGAAACAAATACTTGAGACAATATATCCATTTGATTTTTAAAGTTTAATCTTACAGTAGAATCATTATAATCAGCATTTATTAAAAATCCTTTGCCTATACATCCAAAGTCTACAAAAGAAGGATTGTATTGATATCCAAAAGCAATCTCTCCTTCGCTTCTAAAATTGGTTCTGTTTTCTACTAAGTCATTCATAAGTTTAGAGGCATTTTCAAGTGTGATAGTAAATGGTTTACCAACAACATCAGCATAAGCTCTTTTTACCTGTGGATATTTTACAACTCTATCACTAAATACTGAATTGTTAAATGTAAATTGTTTTACTATTGAACGAGGATTTGTTGATTGTTGCTCATTTAAAAAGAATGGTGTTAATTCGTGTCCTAATCTACATTTACTTTCTACAATAGTTCCTACTATCATAGAGCCAATTTCTGTTTCTAGATCTACTCCATCTGCTAATAAACCACGACCAATTGATGGTGTTCCGACTACTGTTTCAAAATCAACACCTGTTAACACAATATCTTCAGATGTTGTTAAGAATAATGAGAATGAGCCAACTGAAGTTTCAAAGTCTACACCTGTTGGACTTAGACCTTCAAAAGATGTTGCAAGTGTAAAACTACCAACTGTAGTTTCAAAATCAACCCCATCTATCTCTAATCCAGTTTGTAAAAGCTGATAATTAATATAAGGGTTTTTATGCCAATAACCTCGAATTACAGGTTTTTGTTCTTTTGGCAGACCTGTGTAATAAAGGGAATATTCTTCTAAACCTGGTGTTCTGCTCTTTGGTGTTTTTGGATTTAAATCATTTATATCAAGATAATAAAATGATAAATGGTTATTTTTTGGTGTTCTAACCTTCTTATCTTTTGATATTAAATGATAAGTTGATTGAGCTCTATATGTACCAATGAAACTTCCAAGCATAGTTTAATTATATACTATGATTTAGAATTGTGTTATTTCAAAAGGTACAGTAGGTCCAGTTCCAGAACTTAATACCACAGTTATGCTAAAACCTTTGTTTGTATGCATTGGTGGTTGAAAGAACATTGGCTCAGTTTGAGCACCAGAGAAATTGTCTTGGGTTACTGTTATATGACCAGATGCAACAATTGTGCAATTTTTTACATTTATATTTAAATTAGCCCCTGATACCATTGGAGTTAAATCTATTAAAGCAGAATAAATTCCACCAACAGCAGTTGAAAAAACTGTTGTTGTTCCACTTATTGCTTGTGCTCCTGTTGCTACTACTGTTTGTGCCATTACTTATCTCCTAAATCATTATCCCATATAACTTTCAATTCTTCAACTGTTGTAGCTGAAGTAATTTCTGGTTTAGCAGGAAAATCTCTTAATTTATTTTTAGTTTCTACTATTGCAGAAGTATCTTCTCCTGCTTCTTGTGCTCTCATATATTGAATATCGAGTTCTTCAAGTTTTGGTTTTCTAGCTATTCTTATTTTATCTCTCCAGACATCTCGGGCTTTTTCCATATCTATTGTTGGATTCATGTCTGCATCACAAGACCAAGCATTTCTAAATTCATTATCAAGCGAATCAAGGTCTGTATTT